AAAATTATTCCTATTAGTAAATTATACGAAGTATGTGAAAAAATTTATTCTCAAGTAGAAAAGTATATTGATTTAGAAATACCAGAAGGATTCGATTTTTATAATAACACAGGTACTAATGTATTCTATTTATTAGAACAGTCTGGATTAGGAATTTATTACGAAGCTTTTAACGAATTATTTAAACCTAGAAATCCTTTATATAACTGTATAGATAATAAAGTTTTATCTTATTATAATTTGTATAATATTACTTCTAGACCGACTAATGCTTTTAATAGCGTTAATTTTGCAGCTATTCCTAAATCAGAAACTCATCGTAAGTGTTTTAAACCTCAAAATGACTACTTTGTAGAGTTTGACTTTGATGGATATCACTTACGTTTATTATGTGAACAGATAAATTATACTTTAACTGATGAATCAGCTCATAAACAGCTGGCTAAACTATATTTCGAAAAAGATAACATTAGTAATGATGAATATAATCAAGCAAAACAAATTAACTTTCATGCAATTTATGGAAAAATACCAGAAAAGTGGGCTTTCCTTGAAATCTTTGAAAAGATTGATAACTATATCCGAACCCTTTGGAAAGAGTTTGAAAATGACAGAAAAATCTTGGCACCAATTTCTAAAAAACCTTTTACAAACAAGTTAAAAGACATGAATCCACAGAAATTGATGAATTATGTCATGCAATCGTTGGAAACTTCAAGAAATATACTTATATTAAAAGAAGTACTAAGGTACTTAAAAAATAAAAAAACAAAAGTAGTTCTTTATACTTATGATGCCTTACTTTTCGATTTTAGTAAAGAAGATGGTAAAGAAACATTACAAGAGATCAAAGAAATACTTGAAACTGACGGGAAATACCCGGTTAAGTTTAAATACTCTAATAATTTAGTTTTGTGAAACAGTTTAATATTTATATGAAATGGTAGATACCGTTAGATCTCAGTTTGATTACGATATTGATACCATATATTTAAACGAAGATATGAGTAACAAGCTGTTCTGTACTTTTGCTACAGAAGATACACTTAATGATGTACTAGCTCAAATCCAGGAACGTTATAACATTATATATAATAAAATTTTTGTTCTTTTTTCTAAAAGTCAAAATGAGTATATATGTACGTATAATGTTGATTTTGGGAACGTAGGAGCATTTTTAGATAACACTATCTTAGTACACAGAAAAAAAGAATCTAATACCCTTTACACTATTAACGCTCTAAACACCTTAATTAAAGAGCTAAACGGTGGTGTCTTAGATACAACTTTTAAAGTTAATTGGAATGACTATAGAAATTGTATACTTCTTACTAAAGGTCCTGATTTAAAAAGGGTAAACACAAAACTTTACAAAATAATTGAGATATAGTTGCCTATTCGCAACTTATTACTTATATTATATTAAACGTTATTTTAAAATTAGTTATACTATGGATTTAAATGCAATTAAGGCTAAATTAAGCGCCTTGAACAATGATAATCAGTCACAAGAAAAAACTGATTATACCAAAATTTTCTGGAGACCTGAAATGGGTAAACAGACAGTAAGATTAGTTCCATCTGCATATGATCCGGCTTTTCCTTTTAAAGAGTTAAAATTCCATTACGGTGTTGGGAAGTATCCAATGGTAGCATTGTCTAACTTTAACCCAAAAACTAGAATCTTTGCACCTGTTGTAGTAAGAGGTGAGGAAGATAAAGGAGTTAGATTATGGGGATTCGGAATCACTATATATAAAGCGTTATTAGCGTTAGCTGAAGACGAAGATGTAGGTGATTTTACAGATGTAATAAATGGATGGGATATGGTTGTAGAAATGCAAGCAGGTAACCCTTATCCGACTACTACAGTTAGAATTAAACCTAAGCAAACACCTTTATCAGATAATAATGATTTAGTTGATACATGGTTAAAGGAACAACCTAACCCGGTAGAAGTACATAATCAATACGATT